CGACGATTAGTAAATCGTTAACTTTTGCCATATCTATGGTTTTTATTATTTTTAATATATATCACGTCTTATTATGCAATTATCTTAATATGTTAAATGCCTGCTAGAGGATCGTCTTCTTCGCCACCCTCTTCTTTCTCAGCTTCTTTCTCTTCTTCCTTCTCTTCTTCAGCATCTTCAGTCTCTTTATCTAGATAATATTTAACTAGAACATCTATTTCGCCTTCGGCAAAAGCATCTTGCCCATACTCTTTGAAGAAGTAGTCCTTGAATTCTTTTTCTGTCTTAGCTGCTGTAATAGCTCCTAGAATTTCAGCCGATTTAATCTCAGGACCAGAGTCTAAAGTAACTGGTTCTACATATACGTCCGATTCTTCTCCGGCTTTTAATGCGTCTTCAGCAATAAAATCTTTAAATGTTTTGTAAATCTTCATGTTTTATATATCTCTTTTTCTTAATTATCTAGGACTATATTAGAATCCCATACCATCGTCTTCTTCTTCTGGTTCATCAGCAGCAGCTTTTTGAGCTTTTGCTTTAAATGATTTATTAGCGTTAATTTCATCCTCAGTTAATTTCAGATACTTTGTTACTAAGTATTCTTGGTCGAAATAGTATTCCTCTTCCATAGTTTCTTGGTTAGTTGTCATTAGAGAATCTCTCATACTTGAGATAAAGTCTAATCTCAATTGCATAATCTCCTGATTCTTTAATTCAGCAAATACATTCTCTTCATTGAATCTTAGAGCTACCTGAGTTTTAAATTGTGGATCGTCGCTAAACTCCGGATATTTAAGACACATTTGAATATAAAGTGGCTTAACTAAAATCTCTTGAAATACTGATCTTAATCTATTAATAAACTTAGCGAATTTAATTTCATCCCTTACCATACCGTCACCAGCTAATGCATAATCACCACCATCTTCTTCATATAAGAATCTATTGTAAGGAATTTTAGAAACTTCTTTAAGTTTATCTTGAAAATATTTAAGTGCTTCGGTATCTGATAAATCTGGGCCTTCACCACCAAGAGTTTCAATCTCTGGTTGCTCACCATCTTTAGAAGGTAACCAATACTCTTTACTAAATTGTAACATTGGTTTACCATCTGTTGTTAATGAACCTGATTCAAAATCAAAGTCAACAACTTCTTTATAGTTATTCATTAACTGAGCTAACGATTGTTTTGCTCTAGTTTTAGATTTACCACCCACAGGAATAATAAACTTCATTCTAAATGAAGCGTTGGTCACTGCCCAGATTACTCTGGTGTGTTCCATAATTCTAAGTAGGTTAAACGATCTAATTAATCTCTCAACGTAACTAACTCTTGAAGCAGTTGAAAGAGAAGAATAAGAAAGGTAAATGATTTGAGAATCATATAACACTCTTTCTTTTACTGGATCGTCTTTATATTGAATCCATACCTTCTTGCCATCATCTTTATTAAAACCAGGCATTAAGGTTACTGGATCGATTTCTTTAAAACCTATAATTTCTTTTTGGTCTGGGGAATAAATTATCTCAAATGATAGGTAACCATCAACTAGGAACTTTCTAAAGAAGTACCACGCTGATTGCTCACCATTAAAACCAAAGTAGTGATAGATCTGTCTAAAGTATTTATTAAGATCTTTACTAACCTCTTCTGAAACATCAAGTCCCATAATTGAAGGCTGTGCAAAGAAATTCTTTTCGTCATATACAACTGCTTCATCGCAAAGTATATCTAGTATATCTTCAACTTCATCGTTCATTGCGAACTTTCTAAGTTCATCTCTTTTACCAGGGTAATCAATATCAAAGAACGGCACGTTCTTCTTCATATTAATATCTGCCATGGATAGTGCAGCAAATGCACCATAAATATCATCATTGTCTAGGCCGAACGGGTTCATCTCTCTATAGCCAAACTGGTCTTCCATTGGACCAATTGCCTGGGATTGTCTAAGTACCATGTCATCATAACGCATACCAAAAGAACTTAGCGTTTTCAAAGCATTTGAAAGGCTAAATGGTCTGCTATTTGAACTAAATGGTCCGTTTCTTTTTTCAGTAAATCCTGCCATAATATAGTATTATTTCTGTTTTATATATCTCATTTATTTGAATGGTTTCTGAACATAGCTCTTACGGCTCCAACAGCCTTGCCTTCTAGATCTGTAAAATCACAAAGTGCTATCCTTGACCAATGTTCATAACCTACTACTGCTTGTTGTTTTTTAAGACTTGGAATATATTGTCTAATAGCAAAATCAAAACCAAACCTACCTAAGAAACCCTTTGCTCCGTCATAGCTTATTCCTAACGGTGCTTGGTTTTTAGCTGGCTTGCCATCTTGCCCTTTAATAAATCCTTGAAATCTATCATAAACTACATCTAATAATTCTTCTTTAATATTAGGTGGTAACATATTTAAATTAATTCCGCAATCGTTACCGCCGGATGGGTCTAATGCCAATACACATGGATTCTTATCCCACCACTCTGCTGACTTTGGTGTATCATATCTGAACACATATATCTGCCCAGGTCTAAATCTTCTAGAAGTACCCTGTACTGCGTTTTCTCTGATAGACTTTTTTGAATCTTCAAACCATGATTCAGCAGCGGTCTTAGCTCTAGCTTTTCCGCCAGACTCCTTTGCTAATTCTCCTATACCCTTTTTAATAGCTCCCATTATTTAAGTGTTTTTTCTGTTAATACAATAAATCTCATATTACGGCTTTCACACCATGCCTGTGCATATTTGTATTTGTCAGTATTTTTAACATACTGTTCCGCTAAAAATTTATATGAATTAAGAGCTTTTTTAGATTTTGTTTTAGGAGGGAGTGGTTTTTTAATTTGAGCTTCTGGTTTTATTTCAACCATAAACTCCTCTTCAATACCTTCTTCATTTTTAGTTTTCATATAAAAATCAGGATAATATTTATGTTGTCTATTATCTTGTCTAGAAATATATTTAATTTCTACAGGTTCACTTGACCATTTTAATACATTGTCTTTAGTATCACACATAATACAAAACTTTCTTTCCCAAGAGGAACGATAGATGATCGGCGTTGGGCCGATATACTTCTCAGGATTTTGAGGCTCATAATAGCCTTGTACAAATCCTGAATTTCCAGTTGGTTTTAAGTTTTTTATTGACATTAGATATTGAACATTCCTCCCTCTGATCCACTATTAGTATTAATCTTATCCATGGACATGGTATTCTTATATTTTGTTGGGTGTATTTTATTCCATCCTTTTGCGTATCCTCTTTTTGCTATTTCTGTAAAATAGGCGAATGCATTTGTATATTTGGGATTAAAGTTACGCCAGTATTTTAAGAGGTCTAATATTGCAAATTGCAGACAATCATTTCTATCATCTTGGTTTACATATACTAATTTTCTAATTGCTCTTTCAGCTAAAAGAATTAACATCTTTTCAGCATCTCTAGTTAACTTATCATCCTCTAAAGATTGCACAATCTGATTGTATAGATCTTTATTATTTAGATAATTCTTTTTTCTTGGCACGTTTGCTTTGTTTAATTTACTATTATATGCAAAAAAGCCCGAATGTTTCGAAACGGGCTTTTAGTGGGATTTAGGAAGAGAGTTTAATTAAACTGCATCTTTAGAATCTAAAGCAATTTTAAACTTCTCGATTCTTGCAGGTTCATCTTTTATGAATACTGTAAGTATATCATTCTTTCCAGCGTTAGTATATTCAAGAGCATCTACTCTCATGGCTTGGTCTTTTGGATAACCATCAGATTCTACTTTTAATTGAGCAGCGACATATCCATCTTCAATATCTAAAAGGTCTTCATTTTGTACGCCAGCTAAAACTTCAGAAATTCTTTTAACCTCAGATTTTAATAATTGATCTGCAGCTTTAATATCTGGTAAGTTTCTATCAGCTTCTGCTAATCTACCAACTTGGTCATGTAGGAATGATAACATCTCATTGTAAAGATTAATCTTTTCATTCTTAGCAGCTCTTCTTTTTGATAAAGATTCTAATAAAGGCTCTACTAATTCTGTAATATCGTCTCCTGTTTGCTCTGCTACATATTCTACTGCAGCATCTGCTAATAATTTTTTAAACTGAGAAATTTTAGTAGTTTCATTTACTCTATAAACAAATACATTATTTTCAGCTTTCATTGTGTAAACTTTAATATCGTTATTTACAGACTCTTTTACAAAATCTAGCTCTACAAAAGATTTAAAATTTTCTGCTGCTAATTCAAATAATCTAAAAACTGCCTTATCTTCATATTTAATATAGCCGGCAGCAAATACGTTTTCTGTTAAAGACTCATCTTTAGCCATTGCAAATTCTATTTTGCCTGCATAATATGATTCTTTATTCCAGTGAAATTTAATAGTTGTAGCAGATTCATTTACACTATTAAGTGAATCTTTAGTAGATTTTATCTCTTTATTAATAGATTTTACAGCTTCTTTTTTTCCAGAAACTCTAAGTTTTTTAGCCTCTTCATTTAAAAAGTCTAATTTTTCACTTAATTCGTTAAATTTGTCAAAATTATCTAAAGAACCTTCCTCTATATTATTAATAACTGATTTATTTTTAAAATCATAATAAAAGGTTACACCATTTTCATTTATTTCAAATAAATCTTTAGCTTTTAAAAGATTATTAAAAACTTCTGATGTATAATTGGATTCTTGAATATGACTACCTGTAATCTTGAAGTTCTTTCCAGCTACGTTAAAGATATAACCAAAACCTTCTTCAACTGTAGGTGAAATAACTGTTTTTCTTGAATTTGTCATTTTGTTTGTTTTTATTTCTATTATACTATATATCAGTTAAATTATTCATCTATTTTACCACCAAATGGATATTCACTTCCTTCAACTGTATAATTATCTCCTAGCATTGTTCTATCTTTCTCAATTGGATTACCTATTAAGGTCTCTGTATTGCCAATATTAAACATTCTATTTGATTGCTTTCTTCTTCTTGATACTTTCTTAATTTGAGAATTAGAGCTTACTAAACCACCTAAAAATGCTAATACATTAGGATCTGTACAATCTTTACCCTCTTCTACTTTAATCCACGCTTGTCCGTTAGATTCCCATTTTGCAGGATAATAATTGTCATAATAAATATTAGGTATAAAGTCTGGTTCTATAAAACTATTAGGATCTCCATAGTTTCCACAAATACCATTTTCGTATACGGTCATTGTAAACTTTCTATAAGTATCTTCTTCAAAATCAAATGAAGGAATAAATGAATTAATATCTAAACTAAATGTAATTTTATGATTTGCTTTATCATCAAAGCTATATTCTACAGGTCTTTCTTGAGTATAATCATCTGGCATTTGATATTCAGATGAAATTCTATATGTACCTTCTTCTAAATGGCCTGCGTCAATATGATAAAAATTAGCCTTATACATTTTCTTAACAATAGCCTCTGTTACTTTAAATAAATCTAATTGGCTTGATACTAATATTTCAATATCGACTCCGATCACACATGGTATCATTTCGAATTCTGCAACATAGCCCTCCATTAGGCCATCTTCATTCATCATGGCGTACTTACCTAAATTTCTTTTATTGACTAACTTACCAGGATCTACTGCAAACGAAGTTAAATTAACAATACCTCTAGGTACTTTATCATAATTTCCATCTGCAAATTCACCATCAGGATCACATCCAGTGCCATTTACATTAGAAAATAAAAAGCTATCTTTTAAAAAATTTTCATCACCAGACACTGCATAGAAGAATGGAACATCAACGACTACTCTTTCATCATTGCTAATCTGTCTCCAAAAACTTAGTTTACTATTTAAATCTGCTAATAAACCTACTACAATATGTCTAACAACGGAATCATCTTTATTAAATTTAAGATTGTAAGTTGCCATTAATTGTCTTTAATTATTAATCCGCGTCGTTATTTGCGTCGTTGTCTGCGATATTGGAATAGTTTGTCCAAAAACCCTTAGCCTGTAACCAACTCTGAGCGGCGTCAACGTCTCCACCAAAAGATTGAGGTCCACCTGCAATAAAAGACTCTTTAGAAATTTCTTCGCATTTGCGAATAAAACTTGTATCACCTGTAACTAGTTTAAATCCAAGAAATGCATTAGCTGAATCGCCATTGCTATCATATGTAGTTCTTACACCTGTTTTAACAGGAAACGCGATATGATCTATACCAGCGGCGCCCTCATCATCAGGGCCTTGGTGCCATTGAAGACCAGTACCTGTAAAGTTTATTGATGCTTCAGTTCTTTGAACATATCCATCAGTATCGTTTCCATATTCATCTACAGATGCGATATTTACTGAAGTTTGAGTGAATGCGTAATGTGCCATATTTTAAATATTTTATTTGTTTTATATATCCAACGTATTTGTATAATATAGTTTATATATCTTAGTTAATCTATATTCTCTATTGTAAACTTAGAAAAACCATTTTCTCTATATATTTCAATTTTTTTATCAAATATCTCATGTGGTAATACCGAGTGATTAATTACAAATGTATTTATCTCATGCTCTTTAATTACTTGGTTTAAAATCTTTAAAATATTGTAAACGCCATCGTGGTCTACTGAAGATAATAACTCATCTAGGAATAATAAGTTTAATTGTGGAAATCTTAATTTTAAGATCTTAATAATTGCAATAATAACAATAAAGTCTGCCTTCTTACGCTCACCGGTTGAAAGTGTCATTGGATTAATATCTTCACCTAGATGATTAATAATACAATTAAACTTTTCA